TTATTTAATTTTGCTTTTAAACTTATGCCACTTCTTTTCATCAATCAACCCTGCCGGGCACTGCTTTCCTGTAACATCAAAGTGTCTGATGATTGTTTTTGCGTTAGGGCAATACTTCTGAATGTATTTAACTAACTTCTTAACTGCCTGCGCCTGCTTTTCTGAATAAGGCTCTTTAACTGTGCTGGCTGCCAACTCGATTGAAACGGAATTGAAATTTGTACATTTTCCAAAATATTTTCCACCACCAGTCTTTTTGCAGTCTGCGTATTTGTCTCCACCAACCGCATAAGCTGACCTATTCATTGGAATTGACCTTGCAACCTTTCCCTTCTTATCTACAAAGAAATGGGCGCCCGCATATCTACTATTTCCATTTGCAAAGTAATCTGCGTTATTCTTTGCTGTGTCAGTAGTTCCACCTGTATAGTGAATAACTATGTATTTAACTGCTGCTCTGCTTCTTTTTACAGGTGCATAGCTTATAGCCTTTGCTGTTTTTTTATACATTATCATATTATTCCTCCACTTCTGGCAATCCTGCCACGCTTGTTAATATACTAACTACTCCTGCTGTTGCTGAAATTCCGATTATTGAAACCCAATCTAATTCTGTAATTAGATTTCCTACAGTAATCAATGATACTGCTGTCTGCGCCATTGTCTTTACTGCTCTTACTCCTGCTGCTTTAATCCACTTCATGTTCATCTTAAGCCTCCTTCTTTTCTTCTAAATCCTTTATTCTATTGTTTGCCACTTTCAATTTTTCGGCATGTACTGAAAATTCTTCTTCCAGTTTGTAGGTGCGTTCAACTATGTTGTTGTGCTTGTCTACTTTCTTCTCTAACTGAGTTAATCTGTATTCAAGAAGATTTCTTGTTTCGCTCTGCTGATAATGATTATTGATTAAGCAAACAATTAATGTTGCTGTCGCGCTTACTATTGCCATTATTACTTCACTGTTCATTTCCACCTCCACCTATTTCCTTAACCATTCCATCATTTGAAGGGATTATACTTTCGATAATATCGTCAAAGTCTACACCCAAAGTTGTAAAATAACTTGTTACAAGTGAACTGTCCTGTTCTTCCTCATAGTTTTTTCCACCATCTGTGGTTTTTCTTAAAACAGAAGCTGTTCTACTATAAAAACAGATTTTTGTATTATCAATTACACCTTCAAATATAATATAGGTATCCTCTACATACTGATAAACATCCGTATTTTCAGGATACATATATTGCACAGGATATGTTTTCTTAAAAACTCTTTTTTTCATTATTAACCGCCTTTCCTTAAATTATTAACCTATAATAAAAGATACTGAAAATGATAAGCTTGTATTAATAGGAATAGTAGAACCACCACTATATTTTGCAATTACTACATTTCCACTTACATTAATTATCATTAACCAATACTTACCTGAACCAAGGTCACCACAAATGCGATACAACGGATCCGCAGGTCGGTAGCCTGATGGTAATGTAAATATCTTATAAAATGTAGATGAGGTTGTTGTGTCTATTGCTGCACTTGCAGTAATAACCCCTCGTAAATCAACAACTTTTCCAACACGTCTATATCTGCAACGATAATTACTTGCACAGGCTATATTAGAACCAAAATTTGTAATGTTTTGCCATCCGGTATCTGGTGATGTCAAATTAGTCCAAGCACTCCATCCACCACTTTTATATCTTTTATATATGCTGTCCAACGATACATCAGGAATCCAAATCTGAAATACAGTTCCTTCTCCACTTACATACAAAGTTCCCCAGTTAGTTGTAGGGCAGTTAGTACAAGATGTTGTCTTAATATGATAAATACCTGTATTTGTTAATGTGTTCCAATCAGTAGCTGTAGTTATTACATACTGCCTGATGTACATACTTTTAAGTAGGCCCTGAATTATTCCTAATCCGGTTAAATCTAAAACTTCCATTGTTTCTTTAGCCATAATGCACCTCTTTTCCTACTGTTCAAACAATGCTCTAATTTTATCGGCTGAAATGGAAACTATGGTTACACCTTCTAAAGATTCAACTCTACCTTGTAACGCTTCAATATTATCTGTATTTGTTTTTACCTGCCCATTTGCGAGTTCTTTAACTGCGTTCTTGGCATTTGTTTCAGCAGTATCAGCCTTTGTTTTAGCATCTGTAGCAGCCGCACTAATGGCTTCCTGTTTTGCTGTAGAAATAGCCTCTGTAAAATCTACACCGGCAACCTTAGAATTAATATATTCTACGATTGTTTTTGATTCGCTACCTTCAGGTAATGAACCTACTAATTTAACTAAATTAGCAATATCAGTCTTATTTGTTTGAATAGTCTGATTCATTGCCGACGCATCATTTTCATGTGTTGAAATCCAGGTTGCTATTTCTTTTAAAGTATCATAAGCTTCTGGTGCTTCAGCTACAATTTTAGCTACAGCGTCTGCCACCTGTTTGGCAACAGACCCTTCCGTCTGTGCATTTCCATTTAATGTTGCTATTGCAGTAGTATTGGCTTTCACATCAGCCTTTATTGTTGAATCATCATAAGTGGCTGACTTTATCTTAGTTTCTAATTCTGCTTTTACTGCTTTAATAAGAGCTCTTACGGAATCTTGCGTATTCTCGTCACCATTCAGCTTATCTAAAGCATCATTAATATTTTTAAGCTCAGTCTTTTTTAATTCATCAATTTTTGTCTGTGCTGTACCTACTGTTTCTTTCTGTTCAAGTAATGCCAGTATCTCTGAATGATAAATTGACAAACCAAGGGCATCTAATACTTCCTTTATTTCTGACATTTTATTCTCCTCCTTCCTGTCTGAATAAGTTTTTTATGTAATCTTTTGAAATAACTTCCACTGTTTCTCCTACCTTGACATACTCATTTGAAGACGTATTCCACACAGATATGTTTCTTTCTGCCATGTTCACATACAACTCATTATCTTTACCTTTAGACGGTAAAACATAACTCTTAACAAGATTGCACTGTTCCTTTCCTGTAACCTGCACCCACTGATTATCATAAAACCATAGAATTCCTGTTTTTTTCACAAAGCAAAAACAGGATGAATCTGTTTCATAATCTTCTCTTTCTTTATCTGTTTCAAGAATGTTTATTTTGTTATAGAATGTTCTTTTCCCATTTAAGTCAAGAACAATTCTCCCCTTATCCTTTACGAAAATAAGTTGTCCGTCAGTTATGGATATATCCTGTAGTTTTTTCTGTTCTGCTGCAACTATTGATAACTTATGTTTTTCCATCCATACTTCACTCCTTATACTTCTGTAATGTAAACCGCTGTGCTATCCTTAACTTCCTGAATTATTTCCTGTTTGTCCTCTTCAGTGATAACATAATCCTGTCCGTTAAATTTCCCACTGTCTGCATCTTTTCTTACTGATTCTGCTATCTCCTTTGTTTCCTGCATTTTCTTCAATATCTGTTGATACACATCATCATCAGGCTCTACAATGTCCACTCCTTCTGTGGGTATTCCCTGCTTAATGCGTTGTCCGACTATTGAAGATGTAAGTCTTTTTTCTCCATCATCTCCAAACACTCCAATGTATAAAATACATTTCTTTTCAAATAGAGTTGATGGCAAACGTTCGGCAGCTATTGTATTATCTTCTAATATGATTTCTGATGCTGTCTTTTCGTCATATTTATCTATATATATGACTGCTGTTTTGGTTGGAAACTCGTCCCATTCTTTTGTAAATTCAAATTTAATTCCATTTACTTTTTTGTTCCCGGAATATAGTTGTTCAGAATTAACAATTCTTGCGTATTGTCCGGTTACTTTGATATTTATATCCATAAAAACACTCCTTTTTAGCAAGTAGTTAATTCATACAGTATAACTTTTACATCTGTATACTCTTTTACTTCATCTAACGTTGTTACGGATGGTATTTGTAAACTCAAATCATCCGAGTCAAGATT